GCTCTGAATCTGTCTTGCTCATCTTCTGTAACAGTTGCTCTTGCCCCCACAGGTGCATTATTCTGTCTTAATCCTTCTAAGATTGCCGCTCTTACTTGCTCAACAGTGCTTCCATTACGAATATATTCATCTGGATCTTGATTAAAATCACGACAAAGACTCATAATTTCAGCAGTTCTCTGTCTTTCTGCTTCAATTGCTGCTGCTCTTTGTCCTTCACTGTCTGTAGTATTTTGCACCGGTGGAGCATTTGTTGCACCAGTATTTCCTGATAATCCTCTTTCTTGAGCTTGAATTTCCGCATCCGCTTGCTCAATTTCTCTTTGCAAACGTTCAAATTCTGTTTGTTCTTCTTGTGTAAGACTTCTATTGCCATCCGCTCTTGCTGTATTTATTAATTCTTGCTGTCTGCGAATCGCTTGTTCTTTTCTCTCTTTTGGTGTCATAACTAATCCTCCTATAAATTGTTAATATTTATTTGTAATTGACGTTCATAAAAGTCTAAATTATTAACATCACTTACTACATTTTCATAGCTTCGTCCTACTCCAACTGTTGGATCGGCTGGAACAGAAACAATAGATATTTCATATGGAGTCCATTTTCTAGCAATATCACATGGTCCAGTAAATTTCCCATCCGAAGATTGCTTGTTTGCCATTACCTCTTCCCAAGAATCAATTACATATCCAACACTGACTCCTTTTAGAGTTCCGGACTTCACCTTCTGATAAATAACTTCTGCTTTATCGTCTGAATCAAACTCAACTTCTGCCATTCCTCTTTCATTTTCAATCCAAGCTCTATTGATTTTTCCAAGAACTTCATCTCGATCATGATTAAATAAAAGGCAACCAATCTCATTTAATCGAGTAAGATCGACTGCCCCATCTGAATGGTCTAGAATTTCAACTCCCCACCATCTTGTATAAGGTTCCTCACTGGAAAAGGACAAAATAAATTTTCTTTCATTTCCTTCTCCTTGCATTTTTCTAATTGATGCTTTACTAAGCATCCTGGTTGTTGACTTTTCCCGTTCCCTCTTCTGTTCCCTCGCCTGTGGCGCTTGACTCTGTTCCTGGAACGCTTTCTTCTGTAGAAAAGATTCCATTTTGGCCAAAGATAACACCTCCTAAATCAATGCCTTTTTCTTTTCCATATTCAAGAACCGTTATAATTTCATCTAACTGCTCTTTCCAGTCCTTTCCATTTTCTGCTGCAATTTGCATAAATGTCTTTTGCCCTGTCTGCAATGCAATTTTTTGTGAGTTTGCTTCTTTTAATGGATCAATCCACTTCTTAGGGGCTGCGACCCATTTATGCTTGAAATATTTATTTTTATTCTCCCAGAAATTATTGATAGATAATTTTCCAGATAAAACAGCAGATATGATAAAAGTTTCATAAACCTCATCTAATAATTCTTGTATTAACTCAATTTCTGAAATAAATGTTTGGCCATCTTCAATGCTTCCCTGCCTAGCAGAACTATAATTACTCTGACTCATATCTCTACTTGTAGCTTCATATGAAAGTCCTTGACCAGCTCCAATGAGCCGTTGTTGCAATTTGATATAATCAGTTGAATCAGCACCTTGTCCTGCTGGATTTACGACCTGCACTTCATCACCAGCATTCAGTTCCTTGATCATCCCAGGAACGATTGATTTTCCATCATAATCCTTTCTATCCTCTGCTATACTCACACCACCTCTACCAATTCCACTAACTGGAAGAGATTTTTTGATAAATACGGCCAAACATGCCATGATTCTTTCCTTTACACTGACTGCTGTCATATATTCATTAGCATCTCTAATGCGTGTGATAGTCGGTGCAAAATCTGATATTTCTCTAACTTGTGATGGACGTCTTTTTGTAAAAAGAAACATAATATCTTTTGCTGGTACATAGATAGGTTCAATACTATCAAAACCATCTACGGAATACTGTTTAATCCAGTATCCGACTGGCTTATTATATTTATTAAATTCAATTCCACCACAAACTTTGTTTTCTTTAGCATATGGTTGTGCTTGACTATCATCTAATTCGTCTACTTCGATTGTTTGCAGCTGAAATGGTAAAATTCCATCAGAGGTATAACATTTTTTTAGTAGAATTCCACCATCTACTTTTTTTCTTGTAACAATCATTCGAAGCATCTGATTAAAACTTTGTGTTCCTGTTACATCACAATTTTTCTTCTTACACCAATCTTTCCAGAGTTCCTCAATCTGATTATTTAATTTTTCTTTATATGTGTTTGCTTGAAGAGTCCAACCAAGCCCAATAACATTACGCTCAAATGCTTTTATAACCGAGTTTGCCATATCACTATTGCGCTCTAAGTCTCTAGCTCTAGCTCTTATGACATCACGGCTATATCGATCTGTCTGTTCTGCAGACTGGTTATAAGCAGTCCACCTAGAATTTATACGATCATAACCACCTGCATCATAATTTCGTATTTGATCAAGACTGTGTCTCCACGCCTCTCGTCTATATCCAGCAGAAGGAGAAACCCA